AAGCTAAAAAATTTCCACTGCAAGAGGAGGATTCGACCCCCCACCCCTATTTTAAAAATCAGTTTTGCTTTTGCGTAAGTTTCCGTGTACCTAATATATTACCCAAACAATACGGGTATCTAATAATTTTGTATATTTGTAGAACTAAAAGAATTGTTATGAAGATGAAGTATAAAAGTATGGGAGGTCTTGACGTTAAGAACGGAAGACTCGTAAACGATAGAGAACCGGGTGTATCAGGAATTGAACGTGCAGCAAAAATCAAGAAGTCTATGTGTAGAGCAAGGCGAGTTGATGAGATAGCTGATGGGATTGAACTTGCAGAGGGTAGAAAAAACTTCTATAGATTGTAGTTGATTTAATTTTAGTTGATTGTATGTGGGGAAGGGGAACTAAGGTTCCTCTTTTTTTTTGTCCATACATTATATATTCAACACAGTGATGTTAATTTTAGTGTTAATTTATTTTTCATAACTTACTGACTATCAATCTATTATTTCTTTAATGTTAATTATGTTAAAAATATACTATCATAGATAGTAATATAATAAAGTAGTAGTAGTAGTAGTAGTAGTATAGAGAGAGAGTAAAACCACATTCTAACATTTAGACAAAGGTTAGTCAAAGTTATATTCATAGTTTTTTGATTCAAGTTCAAGCTTATGATATTCGAAAGCTCTGAACCCCATTATGTGACTATCGGTAGGTACGAAGTATTTCCAACCTCTTGACATTCCTTTATTAATATAGTAGAAGAAGAACGCAGCTTGCTTGCCGGTATTCTTTTCAAAGATAACTGTTGCAGTATGGTCGCTTGATGGAATGATACTTTTAACTAAAAAAGTTTCGTTATTAAAATTACCTTCCCTATTTGTTTTTGAATATCGTTTAGATATTGACTCGGCAAAGTCTTTTAGTTGTATTGCTATTTGTTTATTCATTAGATTTAATTTTTACTTATCAAAGTTAAACTATATTTTATTACCTTTGTCTCAAATCAAATTCAATCACATATGTCAAATTTAGGTTATGCACCAAAGAACTTATTGTTCGATGAGGAAGGTAGAGAGAAACTCTACAAGGGAATAGCAAAGATATCATCAGCAGTTAAGTCTACATTAGGACCGGAAGGTCAAACAGTCTTAATAGAGTCCAACGAACACACAAGGGGAATGACAGTTACTAAAGATGGAGTAACAGTTGCCAAAGCAGTTTCATTGTTGGACCCAACAGAAAATTTAGCAGTTAACATAATGAAGGAAGCAGCCGACAAGACTGCTACGCAGGCAGGAGATGGAACCACAACGGCAATCGTTCTGACTGAAGCATTAGTTAATGCAGGGAAAGAGATAGACAAAAATAAAACTCAGATACTAAGAGAGTTAAAAGAAGAGTCTAATAAAATAGTTGAGAGTCTTAAAAAGAAGTCAACTAAAGTGACTAATAAGAAACTTAAAGATGTGGCTACCATTTCAGCTAACAATGATACAGAGCTTGGTAAAATAATATCAGATGTATATAAGTCAGTTGGTAAAGATGGATTAGTTGCAGTTGATAGGTCACTAAGTTCTGATACTTACTTTGAGTCTACACACGGAATAAAAATAGATAGAGGTTACGAGTCAGAGTTATTTATCAATGACCAAAAAAAGGATGAGTGTGTATTAGAAGATTCTTACGTTCTTGTAAGTGATGCACCTATTGAGAACATCCTAAATATAGAGAACGTACTAAAACCTGTGATACAGGACAACAAGAGATTATTAATAATAGCTCCTGTAGATAAGAACGTAGTTAATACATTAGCAGCGAATGTAATGAAGAACAACCTAAAGATATGTGTAATAGGTCCACCTTCATTCGGATATAAGCAACACGAGTTGATGCAAGATATAGCAATTAGTGTAGGAGCTACATACTTTAGTGAAAAGACAGGAGATGATTTAAGCTTAATGACAACTGAAGATTTGGGTCATTGTGCTAAGTTGATAGTTAGTCGTGACTCAACTGTTGTCATAAAAGATGAGACTGAGAATAGTGAAGAGATAAAACAAAGAGTATCTGAGTTGAAGGTATTCCAATCTAATACCAATAGTAAAGAAGAAAAAGAGTTCATATCAAAAAGAATAGCATCCTTGACAGGTGGTATAGGTGTTATATATGTTGGAGGTAAAACTGACTTAGAGCAAAAAGAACTGTACGATAGAGTGGATGATGCAGTATGTGCAGTTAAGTCTGCATTGGAAGAAGGTATACTTCCGGGTGGAGGTGTAGCTCTTTATAAGTTAGCTAAAGAACTACCTGACAATACTGTTGCTCAAAAAATTTTAAAAGTCGCTTTACAAGCTCCTTTAAGGCAGATATGGTTAAATGCAGGAATAGAAGAAGACCCTACTGAAATAAAAGAAAGGTATGCTGACTTTAGTTGGGGTATGAATGTTAAGACTCAGGAGTTTGGAGATTTATACGAGATGGGGATTATTGACCCACTTAAAGTTACAAGGTCTGCGTTAGAGAATGCAGTTTCTGTTGCAGTTACTTTATTATCTACTAACGCTATTATAACAATGGCAAGAACGTATGAAGATAATTAAATGAGTGATGTTCATAAAATACCATTTGAATATATTACAATGTTATGTAAACTTTACCCTAACGACCAAGATTTAGGTAAACAAATAAGAAAGAGATACAATGAAGCCAATTGGGAAATACATTTTGATAAAGCAAGTAAAGGAAGAAGTTAAGACTGATTCCGGTCTTTTGCTTTCAGCTAAAGATGTTCAAGACATACGATACAAGAAAGGTGTAGTAGCTAAACCGGGAACCGATGTAAAGAAGATAGATAAGGATGACACCATCTATTATGATTCAAGAGCAGGTTACACTATGGTTATTCAAGGACACCACTATACAGTTATTACTGAGAACGATGTCGTAGTTGTCGAATAGACTGATTTAATTTTTTGATATAGTTTCTATGTACTTTATCAGTATAAGAAACATCAGCTAAGAATTGAGGGTTAGAAGATTTACTTTCAGGTATCTCTTCTCCCTCTAATTTTTTATATACACTTGTCAACATTCTTTGTGCCTTGTATGATAATTGGTACAATACTCTTCTGTTGCCTATCTTCTTTCTAAAGACATCAATCCAACCTTCTTGCTTTAATCTTTCAAATCTATTCTTCTCCCAATGAAATAGTTGATTAAACTCACTAAAGTCTTCTTTACTAAAATATTTTTCAGAACGTAGGAATAATAACATTTCCAAGTCTGAAGTAGATATACCATACTTAGTTTTTACAAACTGTTTTACAACCTTCCAATATTTCAAATAATTATGCATTGTATTAAATTTTGTACCTTTGTATCAAAGGTAATGTATTATGAGTGATAAAAATAAAAACGTAGATGACAATGGTATTCCCTCTAAGAAAAAAAGGGAAAACGAACAAGATGAATCTAACAAGTATGAAAAGGGTTCAGCTAAAGTTACTTTAGCAGACCTCAACAATATTACTTTTAAAAATGCTCAAGCTAAAAAATTGCTTGATATGGCTAAAGCTAAAGAAAGAGCAGCCAATAAACCTAACACAACAAATAAACCAACAAGTGCAAAACTACTGCAATTTGGTGGAACAAGATTAGGTGGTAGCAGAATGAAATTACACAGAAAGAAAAACAATAGAAGCACTTGATATGCCTAAAGATGCGTGTTATAAAAAAGTGATGAAGAGCTATGGCAAGTGGTCAGCTCGTGCTGCACAGGCAACTGCTAAGTGTAGAAAAAAGAAAGGGAAGGTAACTAAATCCAAAGCAGGTTCAAATCTAAAAAGATGGACAAAAGAAAAATGGATTGACACTCGAACAGGAAAACCTTGTGGTACAGGAGGGAAAAGTGAATACTGTAGACCATCAAAAAGAGTGTCTTCAAAGACACCGGTTACTAAATCTGAATTATCTAAATCTACTTTAAAAAAGAAACAAAGTGAGAAAGCAAGAATTGGTAAACAAGGTGCAGGTGGAAAAAAAGTATCTGCCATAAGAAGAAAAAGAAAATGATGGAACAGAAAATTAGTATAGCAGTCGTAGTAAAAGTAATGGTTTTTTTATGTTCATTACTTGGAGTATGGTATAGTACGAAATATCAAGTAGACTCTTTAAGTGAAAAAGTTTATGAGTTAAAGTCTCAAAGTAAAAACTTTAACATTGAAGTTATAAAGAATGATGTTAAGTATAATAGAATACATATTGACAAATTAGAGAAGGAACTTGAAAAGAAAAAAAACAAAAACTAATGGCAGTCAGTAAAAAGAATATGAAGTGCAATGTTGTAAAACGTAGCACAAGACCGGGTAAGAAAAAAATGGTAAAAGCGTGTGAAGGTGGCAAAGAAAAGCTAATTCATTTCGGAGCTAAAGGTTATGGTCATAATTATTCTGCTGCTGCAAGAAAATCTTTTAAAGCAAGACATAAATGTGGAACTGCTAAAAGTAAATTAACTGCAAGATATTGGTCTTGTAAAAAGTTGTGGGCAGGTAAAGGTGGCTCAACTGCATCCTCTCCAAAAAATAGGAAAGGAAAATATTAGTATATTTGTATAAAGAAAACAATTAGTTATGAAAAATTTAGCAACTCCCGGCTCTCCAACACCTGCAGCTCCTATGAGTGGAATGGGTAAAGCTGCTGCAATAGGTGGATTAGTATTAGGTGGACTTAGTTTACTTAAAGGAAAAAACAAAGGAGGAGCAGGTAAAACTGTAAAAGTTGGTGGTAAAACTATAGGATAATGGGTATAAAAATTAACAAAGGATATAAACCTGTAAATATGGCTCCTAAAAGAGACCTTATGCATCCGTTTAGTCCATCAACAAATCAGTCTTTTGAAGACTTTCATAAGATTAAAAAGAAACCAAATAACAATTTATTAAAAATTTTAAAAAAGAAATAAAATGGCAAAATACGGAAAAGGATATAACGCACGTTTAGATGATTCTTTAGGTGCAAGAAATGGAAAGAAATCACAATCTCTTAAATCAAGAAGGCACGAGTCTGAAGGTATGGAGAAAGCAATGGGTAAAAGAAAATACTCTGCTGACAAATCAATGGCTTATCACTGCGATAATTTAAAAGTTGTAAAACACAAATTTTAATAATGGGTAGGTGGTTAGTAAAAGTCGGACTAAAGCTTCAAGCTTGGTGGAAGAAATTCTGTTGTGGTTATAATAGAATTGTATCTTTGTTTTTAATTAATGTAAGTGATGACTGTCCTTACAAAATTTGTAAATGTAAATCTTAGTATTATGGCACACGCACATATAAAACGTAAACCGAAAGGATTAGGGTCAGCTATTGAAAAAGTTACTGAAGCAACAGGAATTAAAAAAGTTGTTGAAGCAGGAGCAAAAGCTTTAGGTAAAGATTGTGGGTGTAGTAAACGAAGAGATTTTTTAGACAATCCTAATTTGGCAGTCAATAAAATATTCTACAAAGGAGATAAAAAATAAAAAATGAGTTATAATAAACTACAAGGATTTCAAGCATTAGAAGTATATAAGTCAGACAACGCTAACGTACCATATGCTGAAGAAGTTGTAACAGGAGAAGCTTCAGCTACTGTTGCAAATAAATTAAAGATAGAAACTACTGTTGATTCAGGAACTACTACATCTACAGTTGCAAATAAGTTAGTTGATTCAGGTCAAAACTTTTTAACTACAGTAAAAGTAGGAATGAGAGTTAATATGACTTCAGGTACTATTGGAACTGCATTAGTAACTTTTGTTGAAGATAACAATACATTAGTATTAGATAAAGATATCGCAGTTTCAGGTCAAACCTTTACAGTTGATAGTGAGCAAGGTTTTATTACTAAAAGAGTAATGATTGGAGATATTGTTTACAACACTACTGATGGGGAAGCAGCAACTGTAATATTAGTTGATGATGATGAAACTTTAACACTGAATGCCAACATAATGGCTTCAGGAGAAGATTTCATTATATATAGTGCATCTCCACAAAAGGGAGTTCAAGATGCAAACAACGGATGCGTTCTTTATCTCGGAGATACTGATGGAAATTTAAAAGTAACAACTGTTGCCGGAAACATAGTTGAATTTAAAGGATTAAAAGCAGGAGCTTTTTTCCCGGTTCAAATTATTAAGGTTCACGAAACAGGAACAAGTTTAACTAACATAGTAGCACTTTGGTAATATGTCAATAGCAATAACTATAAGAATCTAATGCAAGAGTATATAAGCGACATCACTGATAGTGATATATTCGTTGAGTATACAATAACTTCAACTCTAATTGAAGAAAAGAATATAGAATACGAATATATAGAAAATGAGTGAATGGATGTCAGATATAAAATTATACTTACTTAATGCAAGTGCTCTTGCCTTGTCAATGACGAACCTTGAAGTGATATTTAAAATTTTGTTGCTTGTTATATCAATTGGATACACATTAAACAAATGGGTGTTACTACGAGATAATAAAAAACAAAATAAAGATGAAAAAGATTAAAAGATTAATTGTTCACTGCTCTGCTACAAGAGAAAACCAACACATAGATATAGAAACAATTAGAAAATGGCACGTTGATGGTCGTGGATGGTCGGATGTTGGATACCATTATGTCATCTATTTAGATGGAACTATCGCAAAAGGAAGAGCAGATAGCAAGCAAGGTGCTCATTGTTTAAAAAGTAACGCATTCAGTTTAGGTATATGTTACATAGGTGGAGTTGAAACTGATGGTAAAACACCTAAAGACACAAGAACTGAAGCTCAAAAAGAATCATTAAATCATTTATTACACACATTGAAAGCTATGCATCCGGATTCTATTATTCACGGACATAGAGACTTCGCTGCAAAAGCGTGTCCAAGTTTCGATGCAACTTTAGAATATAAACCAATAAGCAATAAGTATGAAAGTGAAGGCAGGGATGAAGATACTTGAATTTCTCGGTGGTGGTTTCGTAGGAGACTTAATGGGTGGCTTAGACAAGCTATTCACTTCCAAAGAAGACAAGATAAAAGCTAAAGCAATAATAAAAGAGATAAGCTCTAAAAAAGAATTAGCACTACAACAAATGCAAACCAATATTATTTTAGCAGAAGCTAAAGGTAATTGGTTGCAAAGAAGTTGGAGACCAATTTTAATGTTGTCATTTGGATTTATTGTCATCTATTGCAAATTCATTGGACCATTGTTTGATTTAAGGATTCCTGAATTAGAAACAGAATTTTGGAATTTACTTCAGTTAGGTATTGGTGGGTATGTTATTGGAAGAACAGGAGAGAAGATGATGAAATCTTATTCAGATACTAAGAAGGAAGAAAAATAAACCTTCAAACAAATTTACTATCTTTGTAACATAATCAAATTAAATAAAAATGGAAAACAAAAAATTAACACAGGAAGAATTAACTCAGATTCAGGGAATGTTAAATGACTTTAACCAAATGAAGATGAAACTTGGAGATGCTGAATTAACAAAGCAGACTATTATTAGAAAAATAGATAAACTTCAAGAAGCGTATATTAAATTAGAGAATGAGTTATCTGACAAGTATGGTAAAGATTCTCGAATAAATGTACAAACAGGAGAAATAGAAGACATTCCTAAAGAGGAAGAGTCTAAAGCTCCTTTAGAAGTTTTAGAGAAATAACATAAAATATTAAGAGATGGCTAAGATAGCAACCTATGTAGTAGACACCAATGTACAATTAACCGATATGGTTATTGGAACAGATGTTGGAGATAATAATATAACTAAGAATTATAGAATAAGCGACATAATTGCTTTAGCAAGTGGTGGGGGAGCATCAGGTGTGTCTTCCATTAGAAAATTAGGAGAAGCATCAGGTTTAAATGGAAATGTAAACTTTGAAGGTGGAACAGGTATAAGTATTGCTCAATCTGCTGCAGGAGAAGCTACTGCTAAATTAACTATATCTTTAACCGGTGGCTCTCCTTTAACATCTTTTACTACAGGAATTGTAGATGGTACACCTATTACTATAAACTCTACAAACAATCAGCTTTTATTTAAAGCTCAAGATGATATTGAATTAACAACTCTAACAGGAGATACTATTGTTGTAGGTATGTCAGACCAAAGTAGCGTAGTTGCAGGAGCATACACTAATGCAGATGTTACAGTAAATCCAAGAGGTATCATAACTGCAATATCAAATGGAACAGGTGGTGGTACAACAGTTGAAGCGAATCCTTCAGGTGCTGCTACAATTGTTTTAACTAAACTTAAAGTTGACACAGATATTTATTCAATACCTTCTGCTACACAGGTTTCAGTTACTGCTCCATTAAATAATTCAGGAACTACAACTGCACCTGTACTTGGAATAGCACAAGCAAATACTTCCACAAACGGATTCTTGTCTGCAGGAGATTGGAATACATTTAATGGTAAACAATCAGATATAACTTTAACTACTGTAGGAACTTCAGGAGTTGCAACATTTAATAATAATACTATAAACATACCTGACTATGGGTCTGCTGCTTCAGGGAGTGTAACATCTGTTGGAGCTACAACTCCTATTGTATCTTCAGGAGGTTCAACACCTACGATAAGTGTATTAGCAGCTTCAGGTTCTCAATCAGGGGTTATAAGTCCTGCAAACTTTAATACCTTTAATGGTAAACAAAACGCAATAACTTTAACAACAACAGGAGATACAGGTCCATCAACTTGGGATGCATCTACTTCAACGCTAAACGTACCAACTTATATTATTGGTGGTGGTGGAACTAACACAAGCAGTAATGATGTAGTATGGAGTGGTGGAGGTCTATACGATTATAAGTTAGAGAATTATAAAGAAATGGATTTCAAACCATTTAAACCAACTACCGGAAGTTTTACAGATTGGCAGTCGGAGTTAAAGTTGGATGAGAAATTTTACTTATCAGGATTAACAACTAATCAAACTACAAATTGGCACGCATACATTCAGAATGCTGATGCAGGATATTTAAACCTTGTTTCTGAAAACTTAACTAATAGTACATTTTCTAAAATAGAAATTGACCCTGCAGATGGTGTAAGTAATATATTTACTTGTACTGTAGAGGGAAGGATAGTAGAAGGTTTATTTGCAAGTGGTTCTCCAAGCTTAGGTTTTTGGGCAAACTGTGATTTACAGAGATGGTATGGTGGTAAAACAGATTCTCTTCCTGATGATGTTATTGAAGCTTGGAATGTTCCAAATGCAACTGTAGGTACTATAAGATTACCTCAGAATGCTGAAGCTGATGAAAGTAGTATTAGTGTAAGTAGCACTGATGATAGAGGAAAGATATGGATGAATCCAACTACAGGAGAAATATCTTATGTAGATACTAATAGTTCTACTTGTGAAATACAAAGACTTCAGCACTATGGTCAGAAATCTTATGTAACTTTAGCTAACGTAGGTAATGTTTACACTATGGATTTATATAAATCCACAAGTGCAATAATAATTGGTCCACAAGCAGGTGGTGCTTTATCTTTAGCAATTCAATATCCTGAAAGTGGAGACTATGGAAACGTAATAGTTGATTTAAGTGCAGTTGAAGGAGCAACAACTTTAGCTTTACCAAGTAACTCTAAAGTAGCTAACAATGGTAGTGGAGCAATAGCTTTAGCTGCCGGACAAGTACATACTCTTACATTCACATATTCAACACACGCTTTTCCTGTATTTTATTGGACTTACGCTTTAAATTATACCTAAAATTGAAACTTAATGAGTCAAGTAATAAAACAGTATTTGAATACATCAGGATTGATGAGTGCAGGAGGTGGTACACCAATTGTACAAAACAAAACTGTTGATATATTTACTGCACCCTTTGATGGGTTTGACCCAATTTATTATAATGACACAGGACCAAACTCATCTTTTGTTCCTGTAGCTCCATCAATAGGAAATCAATATTACAAGTACGCTTGTACTCATATGATTGTAGAAGATTATGCAGTTAATAAAGATGATTCAGGTGCAAAGGTTATTACAGGTATTGATGTATATTTTGCACAACCTTTAGGAAATCAAAGTCCTTCTTTTAGTGCTAAGAATATAGAGATATGGTGTGCTCATACTACTGAGTCAGTAGCAAGTAGTTTTGTTAAAACAGATATGAGTCAGTCTCAAGCTTTATTTGATTTCACAGATAGGATAAAGGTAGTTAATAAAGGTAGTTTACCTTATAGCACTGTGGGTTGGGATACTATTAGTTTCGATACTAATTTTATTTATAATGGTACTGATAATTTAGTTTTTAGTTTTTACAACGCAGGCAATACAACATACACCACAGGTAGACCTACATTTGCCTATGCAGAACAAATTGAACAATGGTCAATGACTTATGGTTCAGATTTAGGGGGAAGTCCTGTAACAAATTCATATTCAATGGATGCATTGAATTCAGGATACCAACCACCTTACTTAAATATATTGTTAAAAATAAATTATTAAAATGACTTGGGAAGAACTTATAGAAGCAATACAAAATACAGGAGCTACTTATATAGCAACTGATGGTGGAAACGTAGAAAATATAATTGTATTTGACGTATCCAATTATGCGATGTTTCTTACTTGTCAAGGTATAGGAGAAGAATATAGTGCCACAAGTGGTAAAACATTGTTAGGACTATCCTATACAGGTTCAATTTCTAAAATGGCTTTTGAGATATGAGCAATACTCAGAAATATTTTTTAGGCAGTTCAGGTCAAAGGATTCCCGGAACTGAACAAACTATTCAAGTAGGTAATACAGGTGGTGTAGATGCAAGATTTAACCCAATGTATGAGTATTACGAATACTATTGGACAGGTCAGATATATGATAGAACTGATATAGGAATATCAGGATTAATTAGTAAGATGGCTTTTTACCAACAAAATACTTCAGCCATACAATACACCACAAATGATTTAACAATAAAGTTAGGACATATAACTTCAACAACATTTCCTGTTTCAAGTGTTAAAGAAGACTTTTCACTTATATCAGGAGTAACAGATTTGACAACAGTATTTACAGGAAGTTTTACAAGAACTGCAGGAGTTGGTTGGAAAGAAATAACTTTTGATAATGATTTTGATTACGATAACACCAAAGATTTGATTGTAAATTTTCAATATAGAAATGGTTCTTATTTATCAAGTTCAGTTTCTGCTGAATGGTCATATGATTCAAGAACTTATGGTTCGGCTTTAGAGTATTCAGTATCAAGTTATCCTACTTCAACAGGTGCAAGAAGTGGTTATGTTCCTACAACTAAAATAACTATATTTGGATAATGGTAATGATGGGTCAAATAGGAATAAATGAAGTAGCGTTGCAGACACTTAGAGACAACCTATATACACTCACAGACTCTGTTCAAGAGTGTTTAATGTATAGAGATACTTTACTAATACAATTATTAGATATTGTCTATACTGCAGAAAATGATGCTAAAATAAACCAATGGGTAGAAGATTTTTGGATGTCATCTGAAAAGGTATATACTCCTAACTCTTATAAGTGGATTAAAAAAGAATATGCAGAAACTGACATAGTGGGAAACATATTTAAAGCAATTTCAGAACATTCATAATGGGAAACGCTATAAGAAAAATATCAATCGGACCTGATTACAAATCAGGAGCAATGCATTACATAGTAGGGCAAGATGTTCTAAATAGTAACTATAAGATTCATTTAATAAAATTAGTTTCTGAAACTAAGTCTATAGTTATTTATATTCAAAAAGAAGAAGAGATAGTTATGTGGAAAGAATTTACTGAAACAGTTCCTGTATCTATAGAGTACAATATAAATTTTTAATTATGGAGAATAATAGTGAGATTAGAGCAGAGTTGTATAATATTTCAGTTAAATTAGCAACACAAGGGTTATCCTTTATAGAAAAGTGTGAGCTTAAAGATAGAGAGCATAATCTTAAAATGAAATTAAACGGAGTCAAACCTCAAGATTCTCATATAGATTGTATAGGGTGTGGCTCATAAATTAAATTTATGAAAGCACCTTTTGCATTTATTGTTAAGCCAATAAAAGATAGAAGATACAACAACACTAAAGAAATAGGAGGGATTGAGTTTGTTGTAAGTACAGATACTGAAGACCACAAGTTTTCTAACAGAGAAGCAGAGGTAGTGGAAACACCTCTTAATTATAAAGGTCCAATATCAATTGGAGATACTTTATTAGTACACCATAATGTTTTCAAGTATTATAATGATATGAAAGGAAAACAAAGAAGTGGTAAAAGTTTTTTTAAAGATAACTTATTCTTTGTTGAGGAAGACCAATACTACGCATACAAGAACGGAAATAAATGGAATGCAATTGATAGGTATTGTTTTGTTAAACCAATTCCTGTAGAAGAAAGTTATATATACAAACCTATAACTGAAGAACCTTTAGTTGGGGAAATGAAGTATCCTAATGAGTATTTAAAAAGAAAAGGTGTGAACTCAGGAGATAAAGTTTGTTTTAAACCTGAGAGTGAATATGAGTTTAATATAGATGGAGAAAAACTTTATAGAATGTTTGACCATCAAATAACTGTCGCTTTATGATTTATATTGAAGACAATTTTTTAGATGAATTTACCTTTGAAAATACTTTAGAACATTTAGAAGATAATGAATTTAAAAAAGTAACTGCAGGAGAAAAAGATTTTTGGTGTCAATTTAGTAACGATGACTTTGATGATTACGTTATATCTAAAATAGAAACACTTGAAAACAAAAACATTAAAAATATTTTTAGTTTTTTCCGAGTGTCAACTAATGAGATAGACAATGATTGGAGGATACACGCAGATACTATAATAATGGGAGAGAAGCCAAATAGAGCTATAGTTCTTTATTTGTCCGATTCATTTAAAAAAGATTTACACGGAACTGCATTTTGGGAACATACTCAAATGGGGGAAACAATGCCGGTAGATATAAGTGATGAAGAGTTTGATAAAATACTTTTAAGAGATTCTAATAACTTAGATAAATGGAATTTAAAAAGTGTAGTAGGTTATAAACCTAATAGACTTATTTCATATCCTTGTAATTACTTTCATAGTAAGTATCCTAACGAAAGTTGGAATGAAGGTAGGGTAGTTTATGTTATGTTTTATGCAGTTAATTAATTTTGTATATTACATATAATAAAAATAGAAATGAAATCTAAAGAAATTAAACTAAAAATAATCGAAGCAGGTCACAGTGCAGTTGAGCAACTTATAAAGGTTGCAAAAGAAGATATTATAAAGTATGATGCAGAAGATGACTTAGCAGCAGATAGATTAAAGAACGCAGCAGCTACAAAGAAGTTAGCAATATTTGATGCATTTGAAATATTAAACAGAATTGAATTAGAAAGAGAAGCAATTGAATCAATAGAAAAAGGAATTAGCAAAACAAGTACAAAACAAGGATTTGCAGAAAGAAGGTCAAAATAGTTTATACAGAGAACTTACAGGTGTAGTACCTAAGAATATTCTCACATCCAAGAACAAAGCAAAGTCTTGGCAATATGGCTATGAACCAAAATATGATTTTATTGTAATTTCAAAAACAGGTCAGATTGGAGATTGTATTGAAATATCAGGACTAAGAATAGCATTACCACCAACTCCAAAAAAGTGTCTTCAAAGACACAAAAAAGAAACAGAACAATATTGGGAACGAACTGAAATTCCTAAAGCATTAGGTAAGATACAATCTATATTTCAATGGAATGAAATGTCTTCTGATTTTAAAGATACTTGGGTAGATTATATAGAGGAAGAATTTGAAAGAAGAGAGTATGGAATATGGTTTATGAATAATGGTAAACCAACTTACATTTCAGGTTCTCATTATATGTACTTACAATGGACATCAATTGATATAGGTTATCCGGATTATAGAGAAGCTAATAGAGTATTATGGTTACATTGGGAAGCTTGTAAAGCAGACAAAAGAAGTTTTGGTCAAGATTATTTAAAGATAAGACGTTCAGGTTTTTCTTTTATGAGTTCTTCAGAATGTATAAATACAGGAACACTTGCAAAAGATGCACGAGTTGGAATACTATCTAAAACAGGTTCTGATGCTAAGAAGATGTTTACAGATAAAGTAGTGCCTATAAATAACAGACTACCATTTTTCTTTAAACCAATTATGGATGGTATGGATAAACCTAAAACTGAATTAGCTTTTAGGATTCCTGCAGAAAAGATTACTAAAAAGAATATGTATAATACTGCAAAGGATGAGCTATTCGGATTAGATACCACTATAGATTGGAAGAACACTGATGATAACTCTTATGATGGAGAAAAATTATTATTATTAGTTCACGATGAAAGTGGTAAGTGGTTAAAGCCAAATAACATTCTAAACAATTGGCGAGTAACTAAAACTTGTTTGAGATTAGGTAGTAAGATAATTGGTAAGTGTATGATGGGTTCTACATCTAATGCACTAAACAAAGGTGGAGAACAATTTAAAAAATTATATCAAGACTCTGATGTAAGTAAAAGAAACGGAAACGGACAAACAAAATCAGGGTTGTATTCTTTATTTATTCCAATGGAATGGAATATGGAAGGGTTTATAGATAGATATGGAATGCCTGTTTTTAAAACTCCTGAAACCCCTATACTTGGAATTGATGGAGAAATGATTCATCAAGGAGCAGTAGACTATTGGGAAGCTGAAGTTGCTTCATTGAAAAATGATGCAGATGCATTAAACGAATTTTACAGACAGTTTCCAAGAACAGAGTCTCACGCATTCAGAGATGAAAGTAAACAATCAATTTTTAACTTAACTAAGATATATCAGCAAATAGACTATAATGATTCTTTAATAATGGAGCATCACGTTACTCGTGGAACATTGTCTTGGAAGAATGGTATAAAAGATACTGAAGTTGTTTTCAATCCTGATAGTAGAGGTAGGTTTAAAGTTTCTTGGACCCCAAGTAAGACTTTACAAAATAGAGTTATAGATAAAAAAGGAATTAAGTATCCGGGTAATGAACACTTAGGAGCATTTGGTTGTGATAGTTATGACATTTCAGGAGTTGTGGGTGGAGGGGGTTCTAATGGAGCTTTACACGGAAAAACAAAGTTTAATATGGATGATGCTCCAAGTAATGAATTTTTCTTGGAATATATTGCACGACCTCAGACTGCTGAAATATTTTTTGAAGATGTACTTAAAGCTTGTGTATTTTATGGTATGCCAATACTAATAGAAAATAATAAGCCAAGACTTTTGTATCATTTTAAGAACAGAGGGTATAGAGGTTTCTGTATGAATAGACCTGATAAACAATACACGAAGTTATCAAAAACAGAAAGAGAATTAGGTGGGATACCAAACTCAAGTGAGGATGTTAAGCAAGCACACGCATCTGCAATTGAATCTTATATAGAACAAAAAGTTGGATTACAAGATGATATGGAGATGGGAGATATGGTATTTATAAGAACATTAGAAGATTGGGCAAAGTTTGATATTTCAAACAGAACTAAATATGATGCATCAATTAGTTCAGGATTAGCAATTATGGCTACTCAAAAGCATCTATATTTACCTGAGAAAAAAGTATCGAAAATAAACATTAACTTTGCAAGGTATAGTAACAAGGGAAATATAAGTGAAATTATTAGATGAAAAATGTAAAAATAGATATAGCATCTACAGGTTTTCCAAGTCAATTTGTTTCAGACAAAGAGAAGGCAACTGATGAATTTGGATTACAGATAGGTCAGGCAATTCAATATGAATGGTTCAGAAAAGATGGAAATAATTGTAGATACTTTAGTCAGTGGAGAGATTTTCACAGACTTAAATTATACGCAAGAGGGGAACAACCTATTGGTAAATATAAAAATGAATTAGCAGTTGATGGAGATTTATCTTACCTAAATTTAGATTGGACTCCTGTACCTGTTTTACCAAAGTTTGTTGATATTGTTGTAAATGGAATGCAAGACAGGTTGTTTGATGTAAACACTTATGCACAAGATGCAGTGTCACAATCAAGGAGAAGTCAGTTTCAAACAATGATAGAAGGACAAATGGTTGCTAAACCTTTGTTAGAAAAAATTCAAGAGAAAACAGGAGTTGACCCTTTTACTACAAATCCTGATGAACTTCCTGAGTCTGATGAAGAACTCAAACTGTATATGCAGTTAAACTACAAACCTGCTATTGAAATTGCTAATGAAGAAGCAATTAATACTTTGTTTGAATCTAATAAATATAACGATATTAGAAAACAGTTAGACTACGACCTTACAGTTTTAGGTATATCAGTTGCTAAACACGAGTTCCAAGATGGAGATGGGGTTAAGATATCATATGTAGACCCTGCTAATGTTGTTCATAGTTACACTGAAGACCCACATTTTAAAGATTGTTTTTATTGGGGAGAAGTTAAGAATGTTCCAATAACAGAACTTATAAAAATAGACCCTTCATTAACAAGAGAAGATTTAGAAGAAATATCACAATACTCACAAAGTTGGTATGATTATTATAATGCAGCACAATTTTATCAGAACAGTATTTTTTATAAAGACACTGCTACTTTACTTTACTTTAATTA